AGCCTGGTATCTTTATACTCGTACTTTTTATTTTTTGGATTGTAGATCGGCGGGGCTATCATGCCAAGCTCCGCGAGACAGGGGTAAAACCAAAACTGCCGCAGGGTGTTGACGTGCAGACCGATCGGCGAGCTCTCTGGAGCTGCGAGCCAGTCCCGGAAAAATCCCGCTATCTCGGGAACGTTCGGCGGGAAAGGTATCACACGATTTTTACCCGCCTTCGTCTTGATACCGCCCACCACATAACCATCGTCAAGATGTACGTCGGCGGGGGTCAGCTCCGCGATCTCGCCGATGCGAAAACCCATGTAGATCAGGGCAAGAACAAAACGCGCTTTGCTGTCTGCGGAGTGGGTCCATAGCATATCACGCTCGGCGGCGGTAAACGTCGCCTTTTCTTTCTTTTCCTCCTTCGGGAGGGTGAGAAAAGCGGCATAGTTCTTGTCCATAACATCGTTTTGCATGGCGAACTTGCACAGCTGAGAACATAGCTGCCGCACCTTTTCGCACTTCGAGCGGCTGTATTTTGCCGCTACCGTGTCAATGCACCGCTGGAAGTCAGCAGTCTTGAGCTCGCGCATTTTGCGACCGTGAAGCGGTGCAAGGTCCGCAAACGCCGCCGTGTAACCGTTTACACCGCTCTCGGTGAGGGTCGGGAAGTGCCCCTCACTCCACATCTTGTATACCTTTTCGAGCGTGATGTTGTACAACTCTGTCACTTTGCCCTCTGCAAACGCCTGCAAAGCTTCCTGTGCTTCCTTGCGGGTCGCAAAGCTGCCAATGTATACGCCCCGCGTACCGCGTATATACGGACAGGCTCGGGCGACGTATGGCTTTTGATGGTTACGCTTGTCCACCATGATCGAGCCCGTTCCTCGGGCTCGGCGGTGTACAGTGCGCTTCTCCGGCTCCTGCCGCTTGCCGCAGAGACAGCAAAACGGCGCGTCGGGAACTTCTTTTTTGCATTTTTTACACAACATATTGTATCACCCTCTTGACAGCCACAAGATTTTGTGGTATAATGGCGATAGGTAAAACGACATTTCACTTCTGTCGCTGTACCGATATCATCTTTTCGGATTTGTGCCGCGCTGCCTATACGCGGCGCTATCTTTATCACACGCTCCTTAAAATATTTGGGTTCCGATTTATTCTCTTTATTTATCCCAATCCCTTTTCAAAACACCCCTCGTAACGGCGAGGGGTGTTTTTTAGTCTGATTTTAAGACGTAACATTCTAATAATTTTTTATAAATTTTGCCTGTTGCATAACAATCGGATAGTGACCGATGTGCATCGTCTCTGTAAATATCATAATAATCACACAAAGTAGTTAATTTGTAATTTTCCAATAAACCATCGTCTAATTTAGATCGCGCAATTTTTAGCGTATCATAATATCTTCTGTTTTTAGCAAAACAGTCAAAACCCGATTCGTATAAAAATTTCAAATCGAATGAAAGATTATGTCCGAGCAAATTATCATCGCCGACGTATTCTATAAACGCGGGCATTACCTGATTTATGGCAGGCGCATCTGCTGGCATTTTATAAGGCTGAATATCATCGTCAAGCCCTAATAAAGATATTGCAGGGACACCAAGTATTTGAGCGATTTTTCGTATCTGCCGTCGGGGCACATCACGTTCACCTGTTTCAATTTTATTGATAGAGGTGCGCGATTTGTAGCCCAAAGCGCGTGCAAGTTCCTCTTGTGTCATGTTCTTTGCTTCACGCGCCTGTTTTACTTTTTCACCGATAGTCATACTATCACCCCCCTGTTCATATTATAGCATTAACTTTTTGCAATGTCAACTTTTTTTGACGGGCGTAAAAATATTTTGACAATGTAGACAAAAAAGGCTACAAAACTTTGTGTATTATTTTTGTAAAAAAAAGTTGACATTTACGCCTACATGATGTATACTGTAATTGTAGGCAGAACAGTCTACAAGACTAAAGGAGGTGGAAGATTGAACTATCAGATGCTTTTGGATAAAATCGAAAGCCGTAATTTGTCGAAGACTTTTGTCGCCGAATTTTTAGGGCTTACACGACAGGGATTCTACAACAAGCTCAACGGCGAAAGAGATTTTAAAGGCTCCGAAATCAAGCAGTTGATAAGACTGCTTGATCTCAACACAGAAGAACAGCAGGCTATTTTTTTTGCTGATGATGTAGGCAAAAATGTCACCGCGATTGACCCATGAAAGGAGTAACCCCATGTTATACAGCGAGTTTAAAAACCTTACTGGCGTAAAAGTCAGCATTGAGGAGTATGACTGCATCGAGCAGAGCTACTACGACTCCGAGCTTGACAAAGCCGAGTTTTGCAAGGTGTGGAAACAGGACTACGACAGCGGCAAGTGGGCTGTTGAACTGGCTCTCCGCAGAAGGCTTCGTCACATGACCGAAGAGCTTAAAGAGCGCGAGAAGAAGATCGCCAAGCTTGAAGAACAGCTCGACCGCGAACAGGACTGGAAGCTCTCGGACAGATCAGGAACGCATATGTCGCAGGATAAGTATATAAGTCTGCGCGAGGACGGCGACCTCATCAGCTATGATACCGCCAAAAACATCATAGTCAAAGAGTTCGGCTTTCAGCTCGACAAGATCGAGATAATCACCGAAGTCGAAACCTTCGAGGTGAGCCGACACTATCGGCTGCGCCGCAAGGACACATACACCCGCGAACCGGTTTACGAATCGACCGACTGGAACTATATCCGGTTCAACGTCGGGAATCTCCAGTACGAGATGATAAACGGCGATCTGGAACAGTATTGTGACTGAACAGGTGTAGCACATGATAGAGATACTCAAGGCATGGTCTGCACTTGCTGCTATGACGTTCGACACTCTCGTAGAACTGGAAGAAAAAAGCGGCAGGAACAAGCCGATAAAAGTGGTAGCACAGGAGTTCGGACAGTTTTTTCAGCTGCTCGCGCAGCACTGGGACGATGACGGAGGTGACGGCGATGATAAAGGCGATACAACCCAAGGAGGCAGCGCAGATACTGGCGGAAAACGGTTTTAAAGTCACCGTGCCGCGTTTACAGATGGGGTTGAGACAGCGGGTCTATCCCTTCGGGGACGCGGTCGAAATGCCCGGAGGGACGTTTGTATATGCGGTTTATAGCGTTCTTTTGGAGCGCTGGATAAAGGAAAGGAGTGAAACGGCATGAGCGATAACAAGGCGCTTTTCGTCCGTATGCTGAACGACGCGCTGACCGTTGCAACAGACGAAGTCCGCCGGCTGGAGTATGAAAAAGACCCCGACGGATTTGAAGCGGTCACGATAGTGTTCAAGGGCGGTACAAAGCACACATTCAACGTTACCGGATTTAACTATGCGTTTATTCTGCACGAGGTCGGGTACATTTTGTCGAAGTGAGCGTGAAGATATGAATCAAGGAGATACAAAAGTGTGCTACTGCGGGATATGCGGCGCAGAGTTCGTCATATCAAAATATTCGCCCGCGAAATTCTGCCCCGACTGCCGTAAGAAAGCGTATTTCAACACATATCAGAAGCCGCGCAGGGTGAGAAAATGACCCGCCGTCAGTACAAAATACGCGCCGACGAATTTTACACAAACGACATTTTGACCCCGCTCGAAAGGCGGAGAAAGGCATTAACAATGAGCAAGAGTTTATCAAAAGAGAAGATCGACGAAGTAAAAGCGCTGATCGCGGTCGGCGGGACGAGGAAAGAAATCGCGGAAAAGACGGGCGTGGGACTATCGACCGTTGACCGCATAAAGGTGGGACAGCTGACGGCGGAAGGCAAGCCCGAAAAGCCCAAATCCGCGCCCAAGCCGAAGCCCGAGCCGGTATTCACGTCGCTTGAAGTCGCTCCCGACCCGATAACACAGCGCGAGTTGGACACTCTTCGAGTGCTGGTCGGACAGGCTGTGAAAGCTTTCGCGGGCATAGAGTGCGCGACTGCCGCCGACAGCTACAATCTCGGACAGACGTTCGGGCTTCTGACGGCGGCGCAGATGATCTTGGAGGGCGAAGCATGAAAACATTAGTGATCTTATTTGCGCTGCTTTGCGCGGCTTGCATTGCTGCTGAGGTTGCGGCTGTGATTGCCGCTGACGATGAAGATAACGAGGAGGACGAAAACAATGAAGAACGATAACACGCGCTGTTCAGGGCGCGAACGTGTCAAGTATTGGAGCATCATCTGCGAAAAGGACAAGAAGATTGATGATCTGATCTTCGAGCACCGCCACGAACTGGCAGAGAAAAACAAAACTATCGCCTACTATCGCAAAATCGCGGAACAGGCTACCGACCGCAAGCAGCGAGCTATCCGCGACAGCGAGCGCCGCGCAAAGCTGAATTTCTCATACGCCGTGCTGATAATCGCGGGTATGGCTGTGATTCCGTGGCTGCTGTGGCTGATAGACACGGCGCTTAAAAGTTTTTGGCTGTGGGCGAACTGATGATGAAATACCGAAAATGGACAAGCGCCGAAAAGAATCTGATTGTACGACTGCGAAAGCAAAAAGCTTCGGTGCGTTTTATCGCCGAAAGGCTAAACGCGACCGAGAACCAAATTCGCGGCATACTATGCAAAAACGGCATTACAAAAAAAACACGCAGATGGACGGCGAAAGACGATGCACGGCTGCTCGAAATGACCTCCCGAAACGCTTCGGCGCGGGAGATTGGCAAGGTGATCGGACGGACACGGGACAGTGTGAATCAACGGCGGTATTATCTGCGAAAACGCAAAAAAAAATGAGCCTGCTCCTGCGGGAACAGGGGGCAAGCTCACTCAAAAAGAGAAAATTATGATTATATTATCATTATACACGATAACAGTGAATTTGTCAAGGAGCAAATATATGTATGCAAAAATAGAAATCTATCAGCTGAAAGCCACCGATCACAACCGCGCCGTGAGGTTTCAGAGCCTTGCAAACTTCACCGCCGAAAAGGGCGCTCCGTCGGTGGCTGACTACGACTGCGTGTACGAGTGTACACGGGCGGCGCTCAGTATTCCCGGGTCCGACCCGGATACCGTGCTCGAACACATTTACAGCGTGTTCAACATACACAAGCCCCGTGATTTCAAGGGGCATAGCCTGTCCGTGAGCGACGTTGTCGTGCTTGACGGCGCGGCTTATTATGTCGATGTTTACGGATTCAAGCGGATTGAAAACTTTGAGGAGGAAAAATCATGTCAGTAAAAATAAACACCCTTGAACTGGAAAATGTCAAAAAGATCAAAGCGGTTCAGCTTGCCCCCGCGAAAAGTGGCTTGACCGTCATCGGTGGGAAAAACCGTCAGGGCAAGACTTCGGTGCTCGACAGTATCGCATGGGCGTTGGGCGGCGACCGCTTTAAACCCAGTCAGCCGCACCGCGAAGGCAGCGTCAACGACCCGCATCTGAAGATCACTCTCGATAACGGCATAGTCGTTGAACGGTCGGGAAAGAACGGGGCACTCAAAGTGTTCGACCCTTCGGGCAACCGTGCGGGACAGCAGCTTTTGAACGGTTTTGTCGAAGCGTTTGCGCTCGATCTGCCGCGCTTTATGAACGGCTCGTCGAAGGACAAGGCTGACACGCTTTTGAAGATCATCGGCGTGGGCGACAGGCTGTATGAGCTCGAACGCGAGGAAAAGCGGCTCTACGACGAGCGGCGCTTCACGGGTCAGATCGCCGATCAGAAGCGCAAGTACGCTAACGAGCTGCCCGAATTTCCCGACGCGCCCGCAGAGCCCGTGTCCGCTTCGGAGCTTATCGCCCGTCAGCAGGAGATACTACTTCGCAACGCCGAAAATCAGCGCAAGCGCGACGAGCTGAACAGGCTCACCATGAAAAAGCATTCGCTCTGCGACAGTCTGCACGCGCTTGATGAGCGTATCGAGGAAATGCAGGAAAAGCGTGAGAAGATGCTTGCAGAGTATGACAAAACGGTCGCCGACGAGGAAACAGCTCTCGACGTTGCCGCGGGTCTCGTGGACGAACCCACCGCCGAGATCGAAGCCGATATAAACCGCATTGACGAGATAAACCGCAAGGTGCGTTCCAACGCCGAGAAAGCCCGTGCTGCTGCCGAAGCGGGTGAGCTGAGTGAGAAATACACCGCGCTTACAAGCGACATCGAAGCGGTGCGGCAGGCGCGGACGGATTTGCTGAACGGTGCCGATCTGCCGCTGCCGGGGCTTTCGGTGGAGGGCGGCGAGCTGCTCTACATGGGGCATAAGTGGGACGGAATGTCGGGAGCCGAACAGCTTATCGTGTCGGCTTCGATAGTGCGGCGGCTGAATCCCGAATGTGGATTCGTGCTGCTCGATAAGCTGGAACAGCTCGACCTTGACACGCTGAACCGCTTCGGCGAATGGCTCGAAAAAGAGGGCTTGCAGGCGATAGCTACCCGCGTTTCAACCGGAGACGAATGCAGCATCATAATCGAGGACGGCAGCATCACAGGTGCGGAGCCCGAGCCTAAGCAGTACAAAGGCTTCGGCGAATGGACGAACGGAGGTACAAAATAATGTTTGAAATGACACACGGAAAGATTGCGGCGGCGCAGAAGGTCGTCATCTACGGACCCGAAGGCGTGGGGAAATCCACGCTTGCGGCGAGGTTCCCCAAGCCGCTTTTCATCGACACGGAGGGCGGCACGAACAAAATGGACGTTGCCCGCTTCCCCAAGCCCACGAGCTGGGAGATGCTCAAAAACGAGGTGCGCGAAGCCCCGGCAACGGGCTGTAAGACCATCATAATCGACACTATCGACTGGGCGGAAAAGCTCTGCATAGCGACTATCTGCGACGCTTCGGAGAAGAAAGGCATCGAGGATTTCGGTTACGGCAAAGGGTACGTCTACGAGCGCGAGGAGTTCGGGCGGTTTCTCGACCTGTTGCAGAGTATCGTTGACGGCGGCGTGAATGTGGTACTGACGGCTCACGCGCAGATACGCAAGTTCGAGCAGCCCGACGAGCTGGGCGCATACGACAGGTGGGAATTAAAACTCGGGCAGAAGACCGGCTCGCAGATCAGCCCGCTTGTGAAGGAATGGGCGGACATGGTGCTGTTCTGCAACTACAAGACCCACACGGTCGTAACTGATAAGGACGGCAAGAAGCGCAAGGCTCAGGGCGGTGAGCGCGTGATGTACACGAGCCACAACCCCTGCTGGGACGCAAAGAACCGCGACGGTCTGCCCGAGATACTGCCGCTTGCCTACGAGCCGATAGCACACATCTTCGGGGAAAGCCCCGCGAATAACGCTCCTGCTCCTACCCCGCCGCCCGCGCCTGTTCAGACCCCGCCGCCAATGCACGAAACGCTTCCTCCCGTGCAGTCCGAGCCGACAGCGCCGGAGATACCCAACGGGATCCCGAAAGAGCTTGCCGACCTCATGCGTCAGGACAACGTGAGCGACTACGAGATACAGTTTGTGGTCTCGCAGGAGGGCTACTGCCCGCCCGATATGCCGATAAGCGCATACCCGCCCGAGTTCATACGCGGCTGGATAATCCCGAACTGGGGCATGGTACGCGAAAAGGCAAGAGCCGCAGACCTCGACGGAGTGCCCTTTTAAAGAGATAATAGTTAACAGATAATAGATATAAGATATTTTTTTGGAGGTAAAAATATGGCTGATTTCAGAGAATATTCATGGGACGACGAGATTCAGAGCGAGGACGCATTTACCTTGCTTGACGCGGGGGACTACGAGTTCGAGATCGTGAAGTACGAGCGTGCGCGGCACGAGGGCTCGGAAAAAATCCCGCCCTGTAACAAGGCTGTCGTGACCTTCCGCGTGGGCGAAACGACGCTGACCGAAAATTTCCTGCTCTGCTCCACGCTGGAATGGAAGCTTTCTCAGCTGTTCTTGTCGGTAGGGCTGAAACGTCACGGCGAACCGCTCCGCATGAACTGGCAGGCGCTGCCGGGCAAGCGCGGAGTGTGCAAGGTGATCGTACACAAGTACATGAAGGACGGCGCAGAACGCAAGATCAACCGCATTGACAAGCTCTATGCCTACGACGAACAGCCCGTGAATTTCGTTCGGCTCGGTGCCGCGCCGAACGCCACATCATACGCCACGCAACCCGCCACACAGCCTGCGCAGACATGGAACGGCGGTTCTTTCGGAGGTAACTGGCAGAGATGAATTTACGACCGTATCAGCAGGAAGCAGTTGACGCGGTGCTCGCCGAGTGGGACGAACAGGGCAGGGACAAGACCCTGCTCGTGCTCCCCACGGGGACGGGCAAGACGGTGGTGTTCTCGAAGGTCACGGAGGAGCGCGTGCGGCAGGGCGACAGGGTGCTTATCCTTGCTCACCGGGGCGAGCTGCTCGACCAGGCGGCGGACAAGCTCTACAAGGTGACGGGGCTCAGATGCGCAGTCGAGAAAGCGGAGCAGACCTCACTCGGGAGCTGGTACCGCGTGACAGTCGGCAGCGTACAGACCCTCATGCGCGAAAAGCGGCTCGCGGGCTTCTCACACGACTACTTCGGGACTATCATCATCGACGAAGCGCATCACTGCATTTCCGACTCATATCAGACAATACTGAACCATTTTCATACGTCAAAGGTGCTGGGCGTGACGGCTACCCCCGACCGCGGAGACATGAGGAACTTAGGGCAGGTCTTTGAATCCCTCGCGTATGAGTACACGCTCCCGCGGGCGATAAAAGACGGCTACCTCTGTCCGATAAAGGCGGCGACTATCCCGCTCGATCTCGACCTTACGGGTGTGTCGGTGCAGGCGGGGGACTTCAAGGCGGCTGACATAGGCTCGGCGCTCGACCCCTATCTCGGTCAGATCGCCGATGAGATGAAGAAATACTGCGCGGGCAGAAAGACCGTAGTGTTCCTGCCTCTCGTTGCGACCTCGCAGAAATTCCGCGACATACTCACGGCTAAGGGTTTTCGCGCCGCCGAAGTCAACGGCAATTCCGAAGACCGCGCAGAAGTGCTTGCAGACTTTGACGCGGGCAAGTACGATGTGCTCTGTAATTCCATGCTGCTCACGGAGGGGTGGGACTGCCCGTCGGTGGACTGCGTGATAGTGCTCAGACCTACGAAGGTGCGCTCGCTCTACTGTCAGATGGTGGGCAGAGGAACTCGGCTCTGCGAGGGGAAAGATCACCTGCTGCTGCTCGATTTCCTGTGGCACACCGAACGGCACGAGCTGTGTCACCCCGCTCACCTCATCTGCGAATCTCCCGAAGCGGCACAGAAGATGACCGAAAACATGGCAAAGCAGACAGGCTGTGAAATGGATATTGAGGAAGCCGAAAAGCAGGCGAGCGAGGACGTTGTCGCCGACCGTGAAGCGGCTCTTGCGGCACAGCTCAAAGAAATGCGCAAGAGAAAACGCGCTCTTGTTGACCCGCTACAATACGAGATGTCGATAGGTGCGGAGGACTTGTCCGGGTACGTTCCCGCCTTCGGCTGGGAGTGCGAACCGCCCACCACCAAGCAGAAGGAACGGCTCGAAAAACTGGGTATCTTTCCCGACGAGATCGACAGCGCGGGAAAGGCAAAGCTGCTGCTGGAACGTTTAGCAAAGCGCCGTAACGCGGGGCTGTCTACACCCAAGCAGATAAGAGTGCTCGAAAAGTACGGCTTCGTTCACGTCGGAGAATGGGCTTTCGACGCAGCTTCTGCCATGATAAGCCGTATCGCCGCGAACGGGTGGAAAGGCGCTCCGAACGGCGTTGACCCGCTGACATACAGACCGTAAAGGTGAAAAATATGGACATAAAAGAAATTTTGAAACACGTACCGCCTGCCGACCTGAACTATGACGAGTGGCTCGCGGTGGGAATGGCGCTCAAACACGAAGGCTTTGCCGCCGTCGACTGGGACGAGTGGAGCCGCAACGACTGCCGCTACAAGTCGGGCGAGTGTGCCGCGAAGTGGGACGGCTTAGACCAAGCCGACCCGCCCGTTACGGCGGGGACGATAGTACAGCTGGCGAAGGAACACGGTTTCACGTTCGGGCGGAAGTTTGAAGCCTACGACTGGGACGGCTGTATCAGCTGTGAAGCTGATACCATAAGCGCCGAGATAGTCTCGGCTTCGGAGGAGGGTGAAAAAATAGCCCCGCCTGCCGACTTCGACCCCGTGAAGCAGATAACGACATTTTTAGAGCTGCTTTTCGAGCCCGACGAATACGTCGGTTATGTGACCGAAGTCTACGAGCATGACGGTGCGCTTTCCCCCACACGCGGGGCGTATGACCGCACGGCGGGACAGCTCATAGAAGCGCTGAACGCTTGTGGCGGGGACGTGGGGGCGGTGCTGGGCGACTATAATAAGCAGGCGGGCGCATGGGTGCGCGTAAATCCGCTGGACGGCAAGGGCGTGAAGGACGCGAACGTGACCGACTATCGCTATGTGCTGATAGAGTCGGACAGCCTGCCCGTGGAGCGGCAGAACGCCCTCATGCGGGAGCTGGAGCTGCCAATCGTGACGCTCACATACACGGGCGGCAAGAGCCTTCACGCCGTCGTAAGGGTGGACGCAAAGGACAGGGACGAGTACCGCAGGCGCGTGGCGTACATCTTCGACATCTGCCGCAAAAACGGGCTCGACATCGACAAGGCGTGCCGGAATCCATCGAGGCTGTCACGCCTGCCGGGCTTTGAGCGCGGCGAGCGGCTGCAATTTCTCGTTGACACGAACATCGGCAAGGGCAGCTTTGAGGAATGGCGCGACTACATCGAGGAGATCACCGACGACCTGCCCGACAGCGAGAGCGCCGCCGACTTCTGGGAGAATATGCCCGAGCTGAGCCCGCCCCTCATAGACGGGGTGCTCAGGCAGGGACACAAGATGCTGCTTGCGGGTCCTTCCAAGGCGGGAAAGAGCTTCTCGCTCATCGAACTGTGCATAGCCATAGCGGAGGGCGGCGAGTGGCTGAGCTTCAAATGTGCGCAGGGGCGGGTGCTGTACGTCAACCTCGAACTGGACGACGCAAGCTGCAAACACCGTTTTAGGGACGTTTACGACGCGCTGGGCGTACAGCCTGTGAACCTCGCGAACATAGACATCTGGAACCTGCGCGGGCGCTCCGTCCCGATGGACAAGCTCGCCCCGCCGCTGATACGCCGTGCAAAAAAGCGGGGCTATATGGCTATCATCATCGACCCGATCTACAAGGTAATCACGGGCGACGAGAACAGCGCCGATCAGATGGCGCACTTCTGCAACCAGTTCGACAAGGTCTGCACGGAGGTCGGCTGCGCGGTCATCTACTGCCACCACCACTCGAAGGGCGCCCAGGGCGGCAAGCGCAGCATGGACAGGGCGAGCGGCTCGGGAGTGTTCGCAAGAGACCCCGACGCGCTGCTGGATATGACGGAGCTCGAAGTCACCGACGCGCTTACGAAACAGCAACAGGACAAGGCGTTCTGCACCGTCTGCGAAACCTGGCTGCGGCGGTTCCTGGGTGAGGAAGCTTTCGACAGGCTCTGTTCCGACAGGTTCGACCCCGAAAAGATACGCGACACGGCGCACCGGTGCTTGCATGACAAATCGTACTCGCTCTGCATGAAAGAAGCCGAAGCTGCGAGACAGGCGGTGCTTTCGCGCACGGCGTGGCGCATAGAGGGCACTCTGCGAGAGTTCCCCCGCTTCCCACCGCTGAACGTATGGTTCGATTACCCCGTACACAAGCCCGACAGCACGGGCGTTTTGCAGGACTGCGAGGCGGAAGCCCCCACATGGACAAGAAATTTTCCAAAGAAACGGTCTAACAAAGAGCGGCAGGACGAGCGTAAAGAGGGCATAGAGACCGCATTCAGCGCTGTCGCAGAAAACGGCGAATGCTCAATAACCGAGCTTGCGGAGTACCTTGGGGTTACCGACAGAACTGTCAGAAATCACCTTAAAGAACACGGCAATTTCTGGATAGAAGATAGCAAATGCGGTTATAAGAAATGAGGAAAAAGTCGGTGTTTTTCCTTTCCTTATTAAATTACTATGAAAGAGAAAAAATCGGACATTCCCCCGATTTCTTCACTCAAATTTTCAAGGAAGAAAAAATCGGTAAAAAACCGATATTTTCAGAGGGGAAGAAAAGTATATTATTTCATAATATAGATTTCCCGCCTAAAGGCGGCGGGAAATCAATTCTGAAACAATAATACCGCGCACGCGAGAGGAGCGACGTACATGATCGAAGAGTTTATGAGAAGAGCACCGAACATAACAGAATTTTTTATCCCCATGAAAGACCCGCCGACGGTCACTCATCAAGAAAAGCAGGTCACGGTGCGGAACGGCAAGCCCGTGTTCTACGAACCGCCCGAACTGAAAGCCGCCCGCGCTCTGCTGACAGCACACCTTGCGAAGTTCCGACCGTCCAAGCCGCTGACAGGTGCGATAATGCTTACAACGAAATGGCTCTACCCCGACCGCAGCGGCAGGTACCGAGACGGTGAGTACAAGACCACCAAGCCCGACACCGACAACACGATCAAGCTGTTCAAAGACTGCATGACGGCTGCGGGCTTCTGGAAGGACGACGCGCAGGTGGCGAGCGAGCACACCGAAAAGTTCTGGGTGCGGGAGAGCCCGTCGGGGATATACGTGAAAGTCGAGGTGCTGCCGTGACCGAGCGTGAGATAAAGCGCAGCCTGAACAAGCCCGTGCGCTTCACGAACAAGAAGCTCTATATCGAGGGCGTGACCTACATACTCACAGGGGCGGTGATACGGCTCGGGGCGGACGGGTTCTACTACCAGGCGGAGCTCACCGACCCGACGACGAAGAACAACGTTATTTATTGCAGACTGGAGGATATTAAAAGTGACTGAAAATGATGAAGATAAGAAAAATCAAGCTATCAAGCATCTGAAACCTACCGCTAATCTTCGGAAAGTTTATGAACAAACGTACAAATATGGCTTTGAACTGAAACATATTGACTTTGAATTATGCCTATATAGGAATTTTGGTAATTTTGATCTTGAATTTTCGGCAATAAATAATCAGCGTCGAAATTTCAGAAAAAATCCTGTACGCATATACTGTTGGAACGGCTTGAGACGGGGCGGCAGTTCGATTTTTGCACATATTTGGTGCAAATCGCTTGATGAAGTTGTTGAGTTATGCAAAATACTTGACAAATATGCAAAAATACACAGACCGTTTGAATTGATAAGTTTTACGGAACTCACAAAGGAATTTGATAGCATTTCGGGCATATGTAAGTTATTTGAATACGCCCGAAAAAATAAAAACTGCGATAATCTCGACGAAAACAAGTTTTGGATTTACAAGAACGCTGAAAATAAATGGGTTGCGGGAACAAGTCAAGATTGTGCTGACTATTTTTGGAGATGTTGATTATGAACGACGAAATATTACTCGCTGGCTTTACGCCCGAAGACGTAACGCCCGAACCGCCGAATTTTTATAAATTTGAAACCGTGTGGAATGCTATGAACGCACTCAGATTTGCGAGTATCCCGTTTGATATGCCAAACCCGCAAAACGGACAGCTTAACTGCCGTACTCGTCACGGCGTGATCGTGTCGTACTATCCGACAACTGGGACGATTGCGGGACACAACGCCCTGCGCGGGCTTGACGATTTGATAAAACTATGTTTGGAGGGGTAAAACCATGAAGGACGAACCTACCACCTTAGCCGCGCAAATCATGCAGCACTACGGCGCGGAAGCACAGAAAGACATACTCATTGAAGAGTGCGCGGAGCTTATTCAAGCCGTCGAGAAGTCCCGTCGTGGGATCCTCACGGAGGACAAACCCGCATACACTCACGACATGATCTCCGAGATGGCAGACGTACAGATCATGCTGTGGCAGTTTGAGAGCATTATGACAGCATACATGCTGCAATGCTATGAGGACGAGATATACCGTAAGTTGCGGCGACAGATAGAGCGGATAGAAAGCGAAAACCCATAACGGAGGTAAACAGCATGGACAAAAAAACACTCGGCGCGTATCATGCGGCAAATCTGAAAACGCGCCGAGAGATCGAGAAATTTATTTACAACATCGCGGACCCGCAGACAAGAGATATGTTTTATCTGCATTTTATAGCGGGCTATACATATCGGCAGACCGCCGAACATATCGGCGGCGGTATCACAAAAGACTGCGTGTTTATGAGGGTCAAGCGTTTTATGCGAAAAGTTGTCGACGACAAAAAAAGCAAAAAGTCTTGAAAAATGCTAAAAACGGCGGTATACTGAGGGCTAGGGAGAGATCGCATTTAAACTGCGGTCTCTCTTTTTTATTTTCGGAGGGCAGCATGAAGAAAAGTAAAAAAGCAAAGCCCCGTCCTGCGTGGACTTGCGCGAAATGCAAGATTTATTGGGTGAGCTGTGCCGAAAATTGCGTGATATGCAAGTCGGCGGGTGTACCTATGAACGAGGGCGCCAACAAGATCATTGAGAAACGGAGGAAATCAACATGAACGAGATAGCTTCAATTATTTCAACGGTTGGCTTTCCGATCGCTTCGTTTTTAATATCAGCCTATTTCATAAAATACAGCTACGATAAACAACTCGAGAAAGACAAGCTCTCCGACGAGCGCGAGGACAGGCACTGGGAGGAGATCAGCAAGCTGACAACCGCAGTGAACAACAACACGGAGGTTTTGCGGGATTTGGTAAAGTCCACCATGCGAGATGATGTCAAGTGACACCGAAGCAAAAATTATTCTGTGAGTATTACTGCGGTGAGTATTTTGGTAATGCTTATCAAGCCGCGATTGCTGCGGGGTATTCACCCAAACACGCTAAAAATGCTACCAAAAAATTGGTGGAAAATGGTGGAGTTAAAAAATATATTGACGAACTAATGCACAAAGAAACAAAAAAACGCATAGCAACGGTTGACGATATCAAGGCATTTTTTACGGATATCATGAACGATACCGAACAGGCGACAAAAGACAGGATCCGCGCCGCTGAGTTGCTGGCAAAAACAGCAGGCGCGTTTAGAGACGATTGGTAGGTGTGAAAATGTCAGAAAAAGTATACGGCATAGCCGAGAGCAAGTCAAAAGTAGAGGTACCGCGCAAGTCGGACGTTTACAGCAAAGATGAAGTATATGCCAAAATCGAGACATACGCCAAAGGCGAAGTGTATAACAAAACGCAGGCTGACACGAAATTCTTGACGCACGCAAACGGCGCGCCGATGAATCATCAAACAAGCCTCGACACTTACGGGCTTGGTACCGCAGAAATGTTCGGACATTGCATGATAGTTTCAAGCCTTGACGCGCCGACAGGAGACCAAGACGGCAAAGCGCTTGCGGCTTCGGCGGGATATGTTTTGAAACAGTACATTGATTCACAGATAGCGGCAGTTGTTGCGCAGATTCATGTAATTCCCGTCGGCGGCGTTTATTGGTCGTTTGAACCTGACGGCAACCCGGCGCAAACGTTGGGATATGGTGCTTGGGAGTATTGCGGTAATATCAATTATAGTGCATTACCGTCCGGGCAAACGCAACACGCTGTATATGCGTATCGCCGTGTTAGCTGACTTTTACCGCTCGCCCGAGTGGGTGCGGCTGATGCAGGTGCTGCGCATAGAGCGCGTAAACGCCGACGGTGAGCTGATATGTGAATATTGCGGCAAGCCTATCACGCGCAAATACGACTGTATAGGGCACCATAAAACGGAACTGACAGAACAAAATTACCGTTTAGCAGAGATTGCTTTAAATCCCGATAATATAGCACTGATACATCATCGGTGTCACAACAAGATACACGACAGGCTCGGGCTATCATACACAAAACAGGTTTATCTTGTGTACGGTTCGCCCATGTCGGGAAAAACGACATGGGTAAAGGATAACATGAGCACAGGCGATTTAGTCGTTGATATGGACAGTATCTGGGAGTGTATCAGCGCACAGCCACGATACACGAAACCCAAACGTTTGACACAAACGGCGTTTGCTATCCGTGATAGTCTGATAGATCAGATACGGACGCGGCGCGGCAACTGGTTAAACGCTTATCTGATAGGCGGCTTCCCGTTGATATCAGAGCGTGAGCGATACTGCCGCAGTCTCGGAGCGCGTGCGATTTTAATTGATACACCGCAAGACGTTTGCATGGAGCGACTGACAAACTCAGACCGCAACACGCCCGAATATAAAAAATATATCGCTGACTGGTGGGAGAAATTCTCCGCATACCCGCCCCCCGTAAGCGGATAGTGAAACGCGGACGGGGACGG